TACCAGATGAAATTGTCGGATAGACAGACGAGAAGAATTCATCTGCCACATTTTCAGGGACATATGCAAATTCGTCAAGGAAGATCATGTTGAACGAACCGCCACGGACTGCACTGGACGAGGTGGACGAGGCAAGAACCTTGGAGTTATTCTCTAAAGAAATATTACCCTTGTTCCATTCTACAATTCCTTGTTGTAACCACTTGGGTAAGTTTTCATATGCCAACTTCAGGCGGTAGAGTAGTTCGCGTGCGGTCGCCTGCTTATTAGCAAGAATTGCCACGTTGACTTCTGAATTGAAAAGAACATAATGCAAGAGATATGCAATAACGGTAGTAGACTTCCCGGACTGTCGGGGAAGTTTAGCAATAGTAAATCTATTATTGTGGATGGTGTTAATCATGTTGTCTTGATATGGCCAAGTCTTGAATGGAACAAGACCATGATCAAGGGAAATGATTTTTATATAATTTTTAATAAAATATAGGGGATCTGCTTGGCACTTAAGATACTCTTGAACTTGTTCTTCGGTGAACTCGATGTTCACGCCAGCAGGTTTTAGGTTTATGTTGCCAAGGTACGTTGTATCACGATTCGCCATTCGCTTCATCTTCCAATTGTTTAAAGTTATTCTTCACTAGTTTTTGTAGTTCTTTGGTGGAACCCACGAAAATTGAATTATTGGTGACTGGACCCGAGGATCTTCCTCCGGTATCTTCGTCGAGTTTCTTCATCTGTTCATGTAGACCGATGAGATCTTTGTTGGCATCAGTGACACTCTTGATTAACTGTGAGACTACCTCATATGCCCGTGGAGACTCTCCCTCACTCGCAACGGAAAGAATCCCGTCGATGGCATTTAACCCTGTGCCAATTATATTCTTTAGATTATCACGAACCTCCGCATAGTCTTTGTTTGCATCGTTTCTTTTTTTGTTCTCTCGAACTTCATCAGAAACTACGATTTCGACTGGTGGTTTTCTGACGACTTCGTTTTTTGTTTCTGTCTTTTCTATATTCAAAGAATTTTCTAAATTATCACTCATATTGTTGCTCCTAGCATGTCAAGAGTATTGGGATATTCAAAGATTGAATTTGCTCTATCTGTTGTTGATCCAAATACGTTTGTACCAGTATATTCGTTTATATCCGACGTTAGACCATTTGGACCAGTGATACCAGCGATAACTCGGGCAAGAGCAGGTGCTTTCTTATGATCATCCGATCCACCAGTCATTGAAGTAGAGAGATTACCTTGTGCATCGAAGTCTGCATTGAAGAATGTAGTATCGACTTTTGTAATGATCTTGCTTTCTTTGGTGGGACCATACACATAAGTTCGAGCAGTAAAGGCAAGATTAAAAATAATAGATCTTTGTGTAGAGGTATCTCCCTCGAAATCGATCTCTGATGCGACAGAGGTAAGAACGATTGGCACATCAATTCTATTTCTAGAATCTGTGAAGTTCATAGTGACTGTAAATTCTGGTGTGAAGTATGCAAGGATTTGTTCGATGATTTGAAGACCGTCCTCCATACTTCTTGCTGCTACAGTAAGAAAGAAATCAACTGCGTATGGAACTTCCGCATATTCTGTTTTTATTTGATTAGATACAGAACTAGCAGTATATCTTTTTGATAGAGTGTTTCTTTTTCTTTCAGCATCGTAATTGATTGCTTCGATGTTGAATCCAATTCGTGGAAGAATTGTGGATATGTCTCGTTCGTTTGCAGATCCCTTTAGTCCAGAATACTCGTTGAGCATCCTAATGAATTTCTCTTTTGGTGCATATGTGATAGGGACTTTGAATCGACTCGTTTCGTTTCCGCTGTTATCTTTACGGACAACATAGATCTCGTTGAAAAGAGAACCAAACCCAACCACTGTATTTCTTATAGTTTCGTTATAAAAAGTTTCAAACATTATAGGTCACCCTCCGAGAATGGGTCTGTGTCAGTAAAGTCAAAAAGGTTCTCTGTTTCAAATTCCAAGTTGTCTTCATCAGCATCATTGACAGCAAAGTGACTGGTGACTCCAGAACTTCCGAGAATATATTCAGTGCCAGAAGATTGCCCTTCGACGGCAACTCCCTCTTGGAATTCTCCTGTCAATCCTGTAACGTAAAGCGTAGTGCTTGCGGGTAACCATTCTTGTACCTGCCCTGCGATAGTGACACCAGCACCCTGTATAACTGTTTCGCCTTCGTTGTAGTTTCCAGAACCATCACCAAGAACAAGTGTTGTATACTGTTGCGTGTGGTCTGATGTAACACCATCGATGACAGTCCATCCAGTATTGAAATCCTCTCCGCTATATCGGAAGAGTGAGCAGGTAATTTTGTATGTGCTAATTTTGTTGAGTTGATAGAAAGGATTTTCTCTTTCGACATAATCAATTTCAAATAAACCTCCCGAAATCGGGAAGTATAGAAGGTCGCCTTCTCTTGGTGATAGGAATCCAAGATCAGCAAATTCTTTTTCAAATCTTTTCCTTGCCACCAAGAGTGAAACATTGTCTTTGATCTCAAGACCAAACCTACTAAATACCTCTCCGTCCCCCTCGAAACCATCAACGGATTCGACGAGCATTTCAATTTCTCTACCGGTGCTAAATCTAGATGGAGATCTGTCCTCACCGAAAAGTTCATCTTCCCGCACAAGAGTTCGTGGTAGGTATACCATATCAAAACCATTTATCTTGATGACTTCTATGGAGAGATCATCAATTAGGTCTTGTTCTGCTGGAACTGCTTTGCGGAAATATGGATTAGTCGCCATCGCCTCTGGTTACCTCTAGGATTTTATTGATATGACCCTGAACAGACTCTGCTCTATTTGGCCACTTTATGAATTCTCTCTCTGGATTTTTTGTGAGGTTTACTAGTAGTGGAAGAACTAGACTTTCAATTTCTTCTAGTTTTTTCTCATAGTCTTTTTCTAAACTTTCTTTTACTTCCTCTATAGAATCGAGTGCATTGTTGATACAGGATCCCTGTTCTTCAATCGCCTGTCTGATATCATCACCGGAATCATTTAGAGAAACAATATTAAGAACATTATTAATTTTACTTTCAAGTGTTTCTAGACGGTCATCGATCTCCGTGGTGTCAACAGAAACAGACTGTTGTTCTTGTGGAGTATCGGTTGAAGTTGGACTGTCTACTAGTTCAAACCCAAAATCAAAATCGTCGAAACTTGATGTGTCTATATCTTTGTTAAATGACATTGATTTACCCTACGCTCATATCTGGTGGAAGTTCATACTTATCAGAAAGCGACTCTTCGATCTGATTCATTTCGTCAGTTGCTTGTTGATAAATTTCTGAACCATTATACGAAAGACCACCCGGAAGAGTGACATTTGTATACTTTGATAAGTTTGCTCCCCACTGCTGTTTGATGGAAGCAGTGACATACTTTTTAAGAAGAATATCGTTAAAAATTTCTGGATAGGTTGTCGGACTAAGTGCAACGTAGCATTCGATTGTTAAAAACTGTCCTGCTGAAATATCTTCAGTCCAGTTTGTGTCAACGTAAATTCTGTTTGTGACACGACTGAATCGTATCGCTTTTTCTGGGTCCAAATAATCTTGAATCATCTGGATATGTGATTGTGTCATGGTGTAGTCGATGATGGAACCGGGGTTCCTAATTCCCATCACATCATTTAGTGCCATCTGATATGGCACACTGAATATATTGCTAGTTCCACTCTCAGAAAATTCAAAAATACGGAGGACAGAAATAATTTGGTTCCCTGCCTCTAGTTCGGGACCAATTGCCCCATCATTTTTTACCAATGAGTCAGTGTCGATGTAACCGTTAGTGATATCATCACTTGTTACTGCGTACTTATAGAATGCTTTTTGGACACCATCAAAATGATACTCAGAAAACATCTGTAGAGCATCATCTACACGGTCCTCTACTTGTGCGTCATCTACATTAATTTCAACAACAGGTGATCCAAGTCTGCGGAGTGCATAGTCCTTGAGTTCCTGTCTAGATGCGGGTTTTGCCATTTATATGCTCCTTGCCATAATATATGTATGGAGGAACAAAAATCAGAATGCTATGTCATCAACGTCACGAATGGAATGGGCATTTCTTATATCCCGAGCAGTTCCTTGTTTGTCACTTAATGTTTTTGTGTGTAGGTGAATAACATTGTGTGCAAATTCTTCAAACTCACTTGTGTTTGCGATTGTACCACCAGTCACTGCATTGAAGGTTATACCCCATATAGCGTCCTTTCCGTCAGTGGGAACATCGTTTACAGTTCCGGTGGTTCCTGCATGAATGGTAAAGATGTTTTCTTGTCTATTATCACATCCACTTATGCCGGACCCTCCATGAGCAAACGCAGGAAGAAGTGTGCTTACAAAATCCACGGTTTCCTTGTTGTTTTTCTGGAAAAATACTACTCGACCAACGCCATCGCCTATTGTCAATCCAACCAACGCACCAGAACCCTCTGATGCCGCCGCTGCTTGTCCTTTAATGCCTTCTTTATAGGCATCAATATCAATAAACTTAATAACTTCGGTTTGAGCAACAACTCCGGGACTACCATTTGTTTTGTTTAGTAGTGTTTTTCCAGCACTTATTGCATACAAGGTGGAAGGATCTGTGCTGCCAGATAACCCATAAGAAAGTAATTCTAATATACCGCTGGTTGTTCCTAATATTGGACTTTCCTCACCAAAGACCAATCTACCTAAAAATGCTCCATATGTGTTTCCATCGTTTGCTTGGATTTCGATTTCATCCATATGATGACCGGTAAATCCAGTTGCATCTCCGGTGATGAAGATCCCAATGTGTGATCTTGGGTCTGGTGTAAAATTCACAACAGTAGAGGTTATGCCACCGGTATTGTCCAACGATGTCAGTGTGCTTTGTTCTGTTCTTGCAAAATTCTCATATAATTTATTGGATAGGAAAGGTAACAATTCTCCGGTGCTTCCGTATGTCTTTCCTCCGGCAAAAACATATGCACTTGTTGCTCCTGCCATATTAGGAAGATCCACAGGAATAGTTTTTATAAAGTTTGCCTGTGTGCCGCCGGTCCCAGATGTTCTATCAAAAACATAGAGTCTTCTGTCGCCGTATTGATTTCCGCTATAAGTCGTCATTTAAAATATTATCCTAACTTGTGGAAGTTTACCAAGTATGTTCCTCTGTTTATAAACGTAAACGATTGGTTTAGTCCATATGCCGGTCCTACTGTCATAAAAGGAATTATTCTCAGGGATGATGATGCATTGCCTTGGAAGGTGAATGTGGGAGAAACTTTATAATCCAAAGGACCGCCATTTGTTATTGTATTATAAGCAAAGTCTTCCCATTTTATGATTTTGTCTTCAACAATACCATCAGTGATTATCCTAATTCCAAGAAGACCTTTGGTCGTGGCAGCAGCGGTTCCATTGAGTTTTACAAGAGGAAAATTAACAGTACCACTATATGGTCCGGTCATTTGTTGACCAGTTTTGTCCTTAAAGACAATAGTCTGTCCTAAAGAACTAACGTCACTGATAGAAACATCAGTTCCCGTTGCGGTTGCTTCGCTGACTACGGCGTTCAGTGGCGTGGAAATATTTCCTGAGTATGAGAATGCCGTACTTTCTAGTAACTTCCACTCTGTTGATGTGCCAGTGGAATGTAGAACTTGATATCCGCTTGAAACTACTGCACCGGCAGAACCACCGACACGAAGTTTTCCACTTGCAATGTTCAATGCACCGTATGTGGTTCCTGTGATACCGCCATCCTCTGCACGAATACCACCAATTACTACATCACCGTCTCGTCTTACGAGCATCGCAGGCAAGAGAGCATTTCCGTATTCTGGTTTCTGTCCATAAACAGCAAACCCAGAAGTTTTACCAGATCCTACTAGTTCAACTTCAACAGAACCGGCGACATTTGCCAAGCGAATTCTCTTGTCTCCTAAAAGACCCTTTGTTGCTGGGTGTCCTTGGAAGTGAGCAAGACCCGCTTCGCCGCCACCAGAGAGTCCTCCTGCTGTTTCGCCTGCCGTAAGATATTTGATGGCAAAGGTAGATCCACTTGTGTCTGTATATTGTATGGGAATACCAATGTTACCTTCGTCTCGAATATCTACGATACCAGTTGTAGTTCCTACGCTAGAAAGAGCAGCACCGCCGACAACAATTGATTGTCTGTTGAAATCAAGAATTAGATTCTTGGTTCCGTGTTCAACACCGGAAATATTTCTACCACCTATTGATAGTAGTTGAGAACTTCCTTCGGTTCCGTATCGAATATCTGCACCAGCAATTTTTGCGGTGCTTAGAGTTGCTTGGGAATTGTCCACCATGTAGATGCCAGAGGCGGTCGTACCTACGAGTTGAATATTTCCTAGTTTTACAAATTCATTTGCAGAGGATGCTCCTCCAGCAGTAATACCAAAGAATACGCCACCGCTTCCACCAATGTGCATCATTCCATTGTCAGCAGTTCCATCTGAGAATAGATTATATGCTCTCCATGTTGCTCCTGCACCTGTATTTTCATAATACAGTATGTCGCCATCTGATGATGTTCCGGGTGCTGCTAGGAAGTTTAGGTTAATATCACCTGTTGCTCCATTTACTGTTCTGACGACTCGACCATACATGGTAGCACCATGTCCAGAGTGACCAATGTCTATGGTGAGACCGGTTACACTAACAAAGTTTTCAAAAGTAACACCACTACTAAATGTAAAATCACCAGTCAATGAACCGGGAAGATCGAGACCGATGGTAACAATACCATCTGTTCCAAATTCCATTGTCAACCCTGCTATTTCACCTTCTCCTGCGGTAACACCATAAATCTCAAGAGGATTTAATGTGTTGACAATTTGATTTGTTTTATCAAACCATGCTCGGAAGGTGTCCGAGAGGAAAATCTTATTCAGATTATTAAATGCTTTTCCTGCCATTGGTGTCTTTCTGTATTAGATCTTAATTATGTAGTTGAGTGCCAAGTATGGGTTTTCAATATTGATTGCATCATTTCGCATACCATCCTTGTGATTGACATCCATTGCAGAAGGTTGAGGGTATGCGTAAAACTTCTCACATGGCATTCTGCTCGGTGGACCCCCTGAGAAAGAATAAGATCTATTATCTTCTTTACCTGCTTCTTGTGTGATGTTGTTGTGGTAAAATACGTCTTTGGTGTTCTGGGTTTCCAGAGGCGTACCAAGATGATCCTTACCCACCAAGTGAGTATGTGGTGGTAATTGTGTGTCAACTAGTGTTATATCTTCAACTCCACCGGTGTCACCTCGACTAAATGTCGTTAGACCTGCCTGTGGACCGACCCCTCTAATTGCTCTTGATCTTAGATCAGGGACATTAAAGTCATTTCCAGAACCACCATACTGGTATCCAATTGCTTCTTTTAGAATCTTAAATTCTGGTTGCGTAGCAATATTGTAAGAAGTACCATCACAGAACACGAACCCGAATGGTGCATTCGCCCCTGCCCACGCAAATATTGATCCTGCTGGAGTATACCTACGAATTTCATCTTGAGATACTCGACGCAGAGGAACAGCAGACACGGTATTAATAACGGGAACTTCTTTAGCACTACCAGTATTTGTCGGGTTTTGTCCCAACAATACAACTTTAATCTGATACGCATTGAACTCAGTGCTTGTTCCGGGCAACAGGTTGTTGGTTGTGAATCTCATCACACCACCAACTTCACCTGCTGGT